ACTCCCCCACTCCCAATCTAAATTAGATAGCGTATTTACCTTTTAACGTAAAGGTACCAGCGGCATCTGCTGCTGCTGTCAGCGTGAGCACAACATCATAAAAGAGGTTGGGGTCAGCTGTAAGACCTAATGCAGACCATAAAGGTTTTTCTGCATCGTCAGCATCGTATACGCCAGATTCGTGAACGACATCTACTGCGCTAAGAGCACCACCAGCTAGGTTAAGTGCACTTGCGAAGAAGTCGGCATCCACAACCGCGCTGCCATTAGCTGTAGTTTGATACAAGCCAATGTCACCAGCTGTAGTTGTTCCGATATCATCAGACCATACTAACAACTGAGATACGCGTGCATTGCTAGGTACTTGAAACATAATGTACTTAGAAGCAATGCTGTCTCCGTTTGCGACTTCGACGGTTCCTACGTTTTCACGTAAAAGACCTTCGGTAAGTATCGCGTTATTTTTTACTCTAGGGCTAGCATCACGATTAGTGATACCGCCTGATTTTGTAGTAACGACTGCCATAAAATAGTCCTTTCTTTAGAATTATGAGTTATTAAGCGCAGCTAACTTGAACAACTTTTTCTTCTTCAAGTCTTGTTGCACCAGCGGTCATAAATACATAAGCTTGCCAAGGTAAGCTTTGAATGTCTTTACGACGGTCAATATCTGTAGAGATATCGTTCCATAATCCAAGATAAACACCACTTTTTGCGTACACAGGAACTAAGTCGTACGTTGAAGTTTCGACTAGTTCTGAGTGAACAAAGTTGATGCCTAAGAAGCGCATGATTTTTCCTTCGACTAGAACGGGTTTATCGTTGAAGTCTGTAGAAATCACTTGAGCTTCAGCCAACAAATTGTCGTGTTGTTTTGCTTTTACAACACAAGTGAGTTGGTTCATTGGGTCATCGAGGTCAAGGTCAGCAGCCATGAGAATTCTTTTTGCTTCTCTTAATTTAGCAACTGTTAGACCAGTGTTTGCAGATGCGCCAAAGTTTACAGCAACTTTTTGAGCTGCTGGTAACGTTGTTGCAGTGCTTCCAGTTTCGCCAGTTTGGTTCGTGCCGTTAATTGCAGCAAGAATCAATTGGTCGAATTTACGACCAGCAGCGAATACTGCGTTTTGAACGTAAGATGAAGTTGGGTCATTTAACAAACGAAGTTTGTCATAGCTATCGATTAATTGTGGTAAATCGAAGTCACTTGGGAAAACCCATCGACGGTCTAGAGCTGCGTCTACTCGACCCATTGCTCCGAAGCGTCCAATGACTTGTTGCATTTCAATAGCACCAATTTGGTCAACTGGGCTAGCTTGTTTACCAATATGACTTCCAGTCATAACAGTAGAACGTAGTTTACTTCCTTTTTGTTGAAGCAACAGTTGGATATTTGTCGCAAACTGTTGCACAAAATGTGTAGGTATATTTACAGACATATGCGTCTCCCTCTTTAAAGTTTAAGTTTTTTGAGTTTGGTTAGCTTATCTGCAAATAGCAGGGCTAGAAATTTTCACTGTCTTTCCAGTGTGTCATTCTGGCTCTATGATAGGTTTTCAGAGTTCCCAGGCTTTAAATGAGTTTTCTTTTTTTTCTCATTTTGCTTTTCATCTTGAGATTCGAAAATGTAATTTTCTAAGTCTCTTGCACGACCAATGGCTTCTGCGGTATCGCGACCATGGGTGTAAGTGAGCTTGATAATCTCAAGGCGAAGTAAAGCCCTATCCATCTAAAAATACTACACGCAAGTTATTAAAATAACAATATCCGCTTTTATTCTGGATATGCCATTTTGTGAAGACGATTCATTTCTTCTCGTGCTGACATCTCACCATTCATAAATCTTTTAGCAAAATCAGTATCTGATTTTAATAAATTGATTCTATTTCGTGCAGCTTCTGGAGTCATAACTCCGAAACTTTGTTGTTGGCTACTTGTGACAAATCCATGCTCTCCTAATTTACTTCCAACATTGTGCATGAATTTAATAACGCCAGTCCATCCCATAGCGTCTTCTAGTTTATCGATAGTCTCATTATCCAAACCAAATTCATGGGCGGCGGCTCTAGCAGTCTCCATGTTTTTATCGAATGCCATACCCCATTCTTTTTTAAGTTCTGATTCTTGATTAGCTATATTTTGATTACTGGTCTCTACTGTTTGTTTTGCATTGTTTAATACATACTCATTCCACTTTGCAGCAATCTTTTCGCCTTGAGCTTTTGATAATCCTGCTTCGTGAAATAATCCCTTTGCCCATTTAGCAAAGTTTTCATCACCGACGCCTTGAGGGACATCAATTTTATAATCATCAGCTTTATCAGGACGACCGAGTTTTTTATAAACATCATTCCATCCTGCTTGGTCATCTGGTTTTTGTGGTAACTTAACCAATCTATCAGGGCCTGCGCCATTAATTTTTTCTAGATTACGATAAGATTCTGTAATAGCAGCAGCATCTTTAAAACCTTTTGCAGATACCCAGCCTTTCAACTCGTCATTAAATCCTGACGTCCAGTCCTGTGTGACGGAAGGATTTGTGTTATTTGCTTGGGTTACATTTCCACTATCTGAAACTGGTATTGGCGCTTGTGCACCATCTTGTGGTGTTACTTGTGTTTCGTTCATTGCGAGTCTCCTTTATTGCCGTACAATTCCCATAATTGTTCAGGCGTTAATTTTAAATGTTGTTGAATCCTAAGCCATACTTCACGTCTGCCCTCAAGCATTGCATGAGCTCTTGAGTCTGGAAGGAATGTGGTTTGATTTGCCCGACAGAATTTAGCCAGGTCTTTTAGAACTACTTGTGCGGATTGATTATTTTTATCGAAGGTTTGTAAATAAGAAAGCCTACGGCCAAATAAAAATTCTTTCGCTTTTTTTATTAAATCCATAACTACCTAGGTGCCTGATTCTTCTGTGCCATAGCACCTGCTTTAATCATTGCAGCTGCTGCTGGAGCTGCTTGAATTAATTTTTGTTGTTCTTGTTCTTTAGCTCTACCTGCACGCATTTCTTCTACTTGCTCTTGTGAGCGCATCCATCTTTCAGGCACTGCCTGAATGGTTCCCATTTCTGGGATAATGACATCCCAATCGAAATAATCGAGGGGACTTGGGTCTTGAGTTACATTTACTACCTGAATTGCTGTCTCTATCGTTCTCATTAAACCAGAAGCTTCTTCAGCTCTTTGAGCTCTCGATAATGGAGAATCATATTCGATTCTGTACTCACCACGTGCTTCAATTAAAGCTTGTGGCATTGGGGGAATAAGTCTTTGTTTTGTTAAAACATCAATCTCTCTCTCAATGAGAGGCCCAAGATATTCTGATTGCTGACGACCGATAGTTGGAGCAAGTAAAATTCCTTTTTCTTTCGTTCGCTCTAAAACTTCGGTAGCAGTCATTTGCGGAGATTCGGTAAGAATTTGGAAGATGGTAATTAGAAAAGCGTCATTGATGAGGTTTCTTTCTTCATCCATCATCTCTTTGCCAATTGCGACGCTACCCACTGGAAGTGGTTGAACTAGAGGTACACCATCGGCAGTAATACCACCGAAGTTTATAGAACCTGGTTTTAGTGAAAAGCTATCTAAGACACCATCATCATGAGCAAGTAATACAGGGTCAACAGCTCTGTGCCCCTGTTTGAGCATTGTCTTTTTTTGTTCATTTAAAGTTTTAATAGAAGGTAGTACGTCCATTGCTGGGCTTCTACCGTAAACTTCACCTGGCGCTTGTTCGTATCTAGAAATTGCATATGGAAATGAGGTAAACCCACCTTCATCAACGATGGACTGGTCTTGAATAGAAACATAGTAAGAGCCATATGGCATTCCCTTGTAATCTTTTCTAGAAGGGTCTGCGTCCATTCTAGGCTTTACACAATGTAAAAATTCAAAGTCTTGGTTTTGGTTAGTGCCTAAAGCAGCTCTGCATCTTTCGGGAGCTTTCTTTCCCCATTTTTGAATTGCTTGTCTGGCATCTAATTTAAAATATCTAATAGCTTTATCTACAATGCCTTGGTGATTCTCAGAGAAATATATTTCTGCTAAATGAATGTTTCTATAGCGAAGACCGATATCATCTGCAAGCTCATCAATGAACATGCAGCCTGTGCCGTAAGCGCCTAATGATTTATAATTTTGTTGGTTTTGAGAAGCGAAGTTTCCTTTTGGAGCATAGCGGTATTTAAATAATAATCTGTTGATTTCATCGAACCAAAGTCTGACTTCTTTAACTTTATTTAGGTTCATGTCAGATGCCATGAGCCTGTGCCATGTTTGGTTTCTTGGAGTTAATAAAGAATCTAAAATTGCAGAGAACCGACCTAAAGCAATAGAAGCTGTAGAATCAAAAATAAATTCTGTTTTCTTTTCTCCACCAGCCCCATTTCTTCCTTGAGACATGAACATGTCTTTATGAGAAGGAATAACTCTTTCAGCTATTTCTTTCCAATGGGTTTCAAAATTACCACGGTCGCCCGTTAGTAATTGATACTCCCTTATTATCTCAGAAGCTTTATTGTCTGGTTTCATAGATTTTTCTTTTTATTAAGCAGAAAGCGTTCGCTTTGCTGTAGTAGCAGGCGTACTAGTTAAACTACCACCTGCGGTTCCACCTATAATTGTGGATGCTCTACCTTTAATTTTTCTTTCAGCTTCAGCAGCATCAGCTTGTGCTTTTGCAACGGCAGGGTCTGTTGGGGTAGGTGGTGGGGGTGGTTTATATGCATTTCCTCTTAGTGGTGCTTCTCCGCCCATAATACTTCTCCTTTATTTTAGATAGTGTTTATCTTTGGGTTTTTGGCTACCCGTAGTTTGCAGAATATCTGGGGTAACTGTTTCTTGTGGTCTTTCAGGTGGAGGTGGAACAGGAGTATTGTTTTTACTTGTTGTTACATCCCCAGCCATAAAAATCCCCTTTAAACTTTAAAAAGCCGTATTACTTATTATCTAACTCTGCGTATTTTTTCGCAAGTCGAGTCTTAAGCTCTTCTGCTGTGTACTTTGCTTTGTCTGTAAGCTCAGCTTTAACTTTAAAAGTTTTTCCACGAACAGTGAATTTCATTACTTTTGGAGCAGGAGGTTTTGGTTTATCTCCACCTCCGCAGCTTGATAAAATAAGTACCGTTACTAATAGTGTAATTAAATTATTCATTGTCTTCCTCTAAGTCTTCAACTTCGTTAGTGGTTACTTTTTTGAAGTCCTCAACTGTGTACTTTGCAGTAGGTTCAATAGTGACCTTAAGCTTCACAGTTTCAAATACCATTTCAAATTCTTTTGGCATTGGAGGAGGTACTGGGTCATTTTTAATTTTAGCAAAAACAGAATCTTCCCCTAAAGAGTTACACAACTGACCGTTGTTACCCTTCCATTTAATTTTCATGTAGCCTTGTTCGCCCCACTCTTTCCCCCAACTATTTCGCATAATCCAAGATTGAGTATCGTCATCCCATCCAACAACGTTGGTCATATGGTTTGTAGAACTAGAGTTACATGCGTTGTAAACACCTGACTTATATGCAGAGAATGAACCGTTCGCAGCGACTGTTGTAGAGATTGGGCCATATGCAAATATTGCTTTTTTCATAGCAACAATTTTTTCATCTACTGATAAATTTTCTGTCCCTACATAGTTCCATTCAATAATAGAACCAACGATTGTTTTACCTGCTAGATTACAACGACCATTAGTTGCAGTGTAAGGCCATTCAGAAAGAAGAGGTGCGCCTTTTGGAGTTACCATCCATTTCATTGCAGATGGGAATCCACCATCACAACCATAGTTATCACTTGCACAAGAAACTAAATACTGTTCAGAGAGTTGCCCCTTATATAAGGATGGAGCAAATATCATGTAGATATCATTCACTACTGAAGTGAGTGAGAAAGACCAGCAGCTCCCGCAGCTTCCTTGGTCACGGATGTCTCCGATTTTTACTTTCTCACGCCAATCGAATTTTTTTGGGAGTTCGTCAGTAATCTCTTTAAGGGCATCAAAACTCTTTCCTTCTTTTTTACCTTTTTGTAATCCTGGATTTAATAACCCTGTTCTATATTCTCTAACTGGTACTTGATATTCGAACGTCCATTTCTGTTGAATGGCCTGAATATCTAATTCCTTTTGCATTTGCTTTACATCGATTTGTCCGTAAGCAAAAATCGAAAAGAAAACGAGAAAGAAGAATTTCATTTGAATCGCCCCCAAAAATTATACAATTATACTTAATACTATCAGCCAAATATACTATAATCCATATCTTTGGCTTGTCGTGTTCTATTTGAATTCTTATACGATTTCGTATCATGCCTTGCAACATTAACTGAGAACGTACAACATAAAGCATCCGCGTCATCAGGAGATGCAAACCCGCGCTGTTTCATTTGTTCTTTTGTTTCTAACATCTGTCTGTCAGAAGTTCCCATGAATCTATATTCGGGAGAAACAAGGTCAGTCATTAAATGCTCATCCGAATCTATACATGCACCGTTTAACCACTCACGCATTTTTGCCCACAGCTCTGTTCTTTTATTTGCATACTCTGGCATATCTGATTTGGAACCAAACCAAACTTCGTGCACTTTATAATTCATCTCTCTAAGTCTATCGATAATTCCTGTGCCGTTACCAGCGTCCACACAAATCATATCTACTCTAAGCTCTTGTGCGAGTCTTGCCACAGTGTTTGCGACGTACATATTGTCCGCACCTTTTAATTTAAATGGAGCAATACTTCTCGCATCTCGTCCTCTTCTAAATCGAATAACTGTTTTATCGTCACCAAATCTCGCTGGGTCTACTCCCATAATTAAAGGCGCCCATGGGTCTAGAATTAAATCTCTATGAACTGCATCATCTACAATCTGACGAGAAATGAATTGTTTATCCCCTTGTTTTGGGAATTGTCCGTAAACTTCAACTCGCGCTTCGTCTGAGTCTTCACCATTTTGTTTAATGATTGCTTCGTAAACTTGTTTGTCGTTATCTTCAATCGTTCTACAATCTATATATCGTGTATGCCAAAATTCTCGGTTCTTATGAAAGCACTCAAAGAAAGCACCTGTATTTCTTCGTGGGTTTGAAAAAGCAAACTGATAACGATGTAAAGATTTCTCTGTATAAAATCCATCAGTCACATCCCAAATTGGTTTTGGAATACCAGACGCTTCATCGAAAAGTACCATCAATCCCTTAGCATTATGAGCTCCCGCAAACCCTTCAGGCTTCTCTTCGTTCCATAATTGAAAATGGATATAGTAATACTGTGAATCGATTTTGAGTTGATTCTTAAGTGCTGTCTGTAACCACTCACTTGGCCTTACATACTCTGCTGTCTTATCAAACCACGATTCGTTAAGTGCTAATGTTAACCAAGCACCTAATTCTGGGCCCGTTCTTGTACGTAATTGTTCTTCGTTATTTGCAGAGATGATTGTTGTCGAACCAAGTTGAGTGCTAATCATCCAATGAGCAAGCCATGAAGAGAATGCAGATTTACCAGAACCTCGACCAGAAGATGTTGCTGATTTATAGACTATAGGGTTTTTGCCCTCAGCTATTAATATTTTATTTTTCTTAATATGGTCTGTAATTCTTTGAAGCTCATCACGCTGCCAAGTGCGTGGGCCTTTCTTATCATGTAATGGGGTATTCTCTTTTCCCCACGGATAAATAAACATTACAAAGTTTTCTATGTTTTCAGAAATGTGTGGGTCTAAAATCTCTGTCATTAATGCTTTTTGGTCTCGTGCGGTAATCAATGGAAGTCCCCATGAGGGTGTTGTTCAAACGTTAAAATAGTTTCAATAAGGGATTCAGGGTCTTCAGCATTATCCCAATCGTGATAAGCTTTTGCTTCTATAGGGAATGCAAATGATAGTCTTTCAAATTCAAAAGGCTCTGCCATTTGAAATAGTGCATATAAATTAGAATAAAAACTCGTCTCATCACCATCTTGCCACAACTGTAAATCTCTCATGGCCGCTTGATAATCTGTGAATTCTATTTGTCCTCGACCGTTTAGTTCTCTCATAGAAATGCACTGACAATCCTTCTTACCGCTTCGTAAATTACTACCGCACATATCATCATTATCCCGCTTCGTTTAATTCTTGCCCAAGGCGTATTATTTAACCACTCAGATTCTGGGGTCATGTAGAAAAATAAATGAGATAAACAAGCTCCAGCCATTATAGAAAATACTGGTGATTTAAATCCTGCATTGATTAGAAAGTTAGATACAGAAGAACCTGTACCACCGAAAAGAACAAAGCCTAAGTCAATCGTCCCACCAACAATCAATATAATAAAAACGACAAGCCCTGCCTTAGACATAGTCATCTTCATCTCACCCATGATGCCCCCAATAAGAAAGCCCCCGTTATAGTATGTGGTAGTTAAATAACGAGGGCCCAACTTGTTAACAAAGAAGCAAGGTCTCTAGTCTTACTTTTTGTAGAAATATTCTAGCACATTGTTTGCGTCTTCGATAAACAGCTTTTTCATAAGCTTTAAGACCTCTTTTATCTGTGCGATATTTACTTGTTTTTTCTTCCCCTCTAATTCAGAAATGATTTTTGCAAGTTTGTTTCCGTTCATGTTTTTCTCCTTATGACTCATGTTCATATTTGTATTCTAATTCTTCTTTAAATGTTTGTTTAATTTCAGTAAGAGTGAAATCAATTTCGGCAAGTCTTACGGCACACTCGATAATGTCGTGCCATAATTCGTTGTGGTATTTATTAATTAATTGGCCCATTAGATTAGTTTTTTCTTTTTCTAACTTCTGAACTAGGGCCTTTGATTTCATTACAATTATTGTATTACAACTCTCTGCCATATCAAAATCTACCTATCGTTTATCTCATGGCAAGAGACTGTAAACTTCTTTCCGTTATAGCTAAACATTCTGGGAATTTTTAATTTAGACAACCATTCCATGAATCTTTCATTAGAAATATCAGCCATCTCAAGTCCCATACACCACTCCCAATGTCTTTCATCAGGACATCCACATGGGTAAATATCTGGTAAGCAAATATCTAGTGGCATGTTCATTTGTGCATCCGTTCCATATTTACTAATTTTAAATTTTTATCACACCCCATACACTCAAATTCAATTTCTGATTTATCTTCTGGCATTGAGAAAACTGTTTGCTGTCCACATTCGCATTTAAATAAATACGCTTCTGCCTCTGTGGTCTCCCAATATGTAGGTTTTAATTTTGTAAGAGTACTTCTAGTTTCAATTCTCATTTTGGATTCCTGAAAGTAAGTATTAAAAACATCATGTACATATCGCAAAGAAAAGATTTAATCGGAGATTTTAATGACAAGGGACTATTGCCCTCAATCGCGAAATGGCTGAACCAGGCTAGCCCGTAACCAATAAATATCCCAGAAAAACAAAACCAATAAGAGCTGTAAATAACCCCAGTAGTAACAGTGTATATTCCAATGGCACTTCCAATAGCATGGAAAAATCTTGTCGGATAGAATTGATGAGCTTGTAAATATTTCCCCCAGAATTCATTCATGTGTCCCCTCTCGTTGTTATTTTATCAGGGCCCGTTTTCCCCTAGCGGGCAACCCGTAACAGCACAGCTGACTTAAAGAAACGTTTAAGGTGCAAAAGGATATTAGCCCCCGTTGCTGATTGTTTCTTATATGCTCCTGTTATCAACTCCCAAACTGCTACCTTCAAGCAGTCCTGATAAACTTTTTAATCTACTACCAATCTAAATTTAATTCCGTCTAGAACTTTCTCTTTATAAATATTGGCAGTCCTACAAATACCATTAGGCCCATAAGTATCTGGGCTTGTATAAGTTACCCAAATATCTATATGAGGATTTGCATATTTAATTTCTGTTGTTGTGCCAGTGGTAACTGTTGTGTGTTGGTTATTACAGGTATAGCACTCGGGTGTGATTGGTGAATAAGCCTTCTGACACTTAGGACACGTCCATCCCATATTCCATGAATATGATTGCATCATAAAATACTCCACTGTTTCACGGATTCTTGTTCCATATTTCTTATCACTTTATTTGTTCCAACTAAGTGAGGAAAATTTTCCTGAACTTTGCGACGAGCTCGAGACAAAGATTCAAACACAGGAGTAGTCTCACTTAAAATCCAGTCTCTAAACGAAGCGTAGTTCCACTGAATCCCTTGTAAATTATTGTAAAGGCAATTGTAAGCTAGCCACAACTTTTTATCCGAGTCTCTGCATGCAGGATACTTTTCTAAAATATCCTTCACACGGTCTTCTACTTTTAAAAGGTCTTGAATCACTCTTTAAGTCCTACATCTATCATTCGAAATAATTCATCCATTTGGTTAATTGCACACCGACCTACATCTCCTTCGTATGGATAAACTTCCCAATATGGCTCGCCCATTATTCCTAGCATGTCGTAACAATCCAAATAAACAGACACGCTCTTTTCGGATTTCTCCGTTAGTGCAACTCGAAATCTTATGATTGCGTTCATGAAGGGAGGAGTTATTTTTACAAACCACTCTTGTTTAAATTTAAGATATGGAATTTGTTGAGACCACTTTCTCCACTCAAATTCTTTCTCCATTGCGCAAGAAAGCATTGTTTTATCGAGCATATTGGTTGCCATTTTATCAGCTACATTCTTCCATGTTTCTGAATTTGGCCCAAGTAATCCTGTTGGTTCATCACCATTTGTTTGCTGGATTCCCATACCTACAGTTCCTTTCATTTCCGTAGTATCCCTTGGTGCCGTACAAACATGTTCATTATCGTTAAAAACTAAAACCCCACAATCAGAGCATTTAAAAACCATTATGCCGTTATTTGTTTTTTCAAAGATGAGACTCAAAACTTTACCTTCCCCTTGTAATAAACCACTTGCTCGTGGTTGTAGGGATAACAGAAATATCCCTGTCTCCAATGCTTTTTATCCTCTACAAACTGATACCCCTTAAAATGCACTGAGAAATTTAAATGCCCATGTGGACAATCTTCGAGCGCATAATAATCGTGAATCCAAAACTTTTTATAACCCATTGCTGCGAGATTATCTAAAACCGTTTTCTTTGTATCTGGAGATAAATGCTTCCCAAGTTCATCATCTGGCTCTTGCCTATCCTTCCACTCTGGGTCTTGCTTTGGTTTAGATAACTCAATCCCCTTTGGTGGATTCATCTCATTTAATCTCTTATCTTCCCAATACTGCCATCCAAAATATCCAGAGATTAATCCCACTAAAATAAAAAAAGATATCTTCATTTTCCCCTCTGGTTTGTAACGATTACTTTTGGTTCTAGCTTTGTCACCACAACATAGTTATCGGTTACTGAGACTCTAAGGTCTGAACGCTCTTTTAAAAATGTCACAAACTGTGGATGCTTAGGTCTATCCACTACCTGCACTTCTCCCACATTCATACTGTTTGCACGAAGCTCAATAGCTAAACGCAAATCCCTGTTCTCAATATATGGGTCAACAACAAGTTGAAGAAACATGGCGCAGGTCATTTTTTAATCTCTTCTAATCGATTCACTTCAATGCACCTCTCTCAAACTTGTCCTCTACCAATAACTTCCCTTCCGCAAGCTCTATACTCCCCCCAGGTGGTATAGCCCACGCTTCTTTCGTGTCATTCATCAGCACCGAAGTATTTAAAACTTTGATTAATCTCTTATTCGCTATCTGTGCCGATATCACTGCAGAACAAATATCCTCGTGCTCCATCTTCACATCCACTGGATAGCAATCACACACTGCCCCAAAATCCACCTCATTAAAAATAAACTTACTCACTTCTCATTCCTCTTAATCAGTTCATCCATCATTCTTTGAGCCCCACTCTCCATACACCCTCTACAAATAACCCCTGTTCTAGGACGGCCCATCAATGAAAACGTAGTCCCAACCACTTGCTCACAAAGAGCACAAATCACATCCACCATCTCAGGAGGAGAGAACTCCTTTTGAGGTTTACTCTTCTTTGCTTTAGACTTCTTCACCATCGTCCTTATTTCCTCGTAATGCTGATTCGATACAATCAAGTCTGTATTGCAAAACAGCATTCTCTTTTTCCAATTTCTCGATATATTCTTTATCTCTCAAAGTTAAATTTATTTTTTGATGAATCTGTACCTTACCAGTGGAGTGGTCTTGAGTAAGTACTGGCTCTGTTTTCTCTACAACCAATAATCCTCGGGAAAGCAAATCACTAAGTTGCTCTAATAATAGACTCTCCGTTTGCTCTGCTACCTCACGGATAAACCCAGTTGCTTCTGTGTAATCGTAAACCCTGCTCATCCAACCACCAACGTTACCTTCATTCCATTTGGTAAAAATTCACTGTAGTTTAAAATGGGGCCCCCTGTTTCAATTACTGGGTCTTCTACTCCCTCTATCTTTTCAAGTGGCTCGTATTCTCTTTCCCAAGAAGCATCCCAATATTCTTGAATATAACTCTTATAAAGCCCCTGAATCTCATTCTCCATCTCTGGAAAGAATTTCATCAATTGCTCATGAAGTGACCTAACACATGGTTGGCATCCACCGTCTGCTGTTTCTAGTACCTTCGCTATTTTGATTAATTCCTCAGACGTCATTTTTTTTCTTTCGTAAATATGAAATATCAAAAAGCAGCTTACTATCTAGAGCTACTAAAATACTAAGAACTGTCTCTATGGTAGGGTTACCGTCAGAACTTAAGGCTTTATAAAGATGGGTTCTAGGTATCTTTGTCTTTTTAGAAAGCTCCACAATACCGTAATCTTTTGCGTAACTGTTTAAGGCACTAAGAAACATCTTTTGATTTTGCTTAACAATCTTCTTATGCGCTACGTTTGAGTTCATTGACGCAATATAATATACTGTTGCATGAAACGCAACATATGGGAATTGAACAATAAAATATAAATACGGTTGGTAAGAAGGGCTATCCCTGCCCATTTCAAAAAATTTAACCAATATGCAAAACGGACTAGACACCATGCCTAGCCCGTTCCACAGCACCTTTAATCTAAATCCACATCACTTTTAATTGTTAGATTTAATTCTCTCACAAAAATAATAGGATTTTGTGAAACTTTTTATCCCAGAAATAACAAACAGGATGGATAAAGGGTACGTTGAGGGAAGTGGAGGGGGGTCATCGGCCAGCCCGTCCCCCACCCCACCCAGGTCTATTTGGCCAAATCCCAGCCAATGAAAATGCCAGGGTAAAATATGCTGCATCCCTTCTACAGAGGGGGGTGCAAATACCCCAGAAGTTTTATTGTCATTTATTATTTAGGCACGTTATTAGTTATAAATCTAATTATAGCTAATAAAACCTATTGCTCTTCTTTATCAGTATTTGCGACTAGGAGAGTTGGTTGAGGTTCGGTCGGTGTGACAACCCTGACTCTTTTCTTGGCCTCTTCGATAGCACCCTTAACGTCTACGTTCTGAGTAATGGTGATATCAATCTTCTCACCAAACTTGTGTGGAAGTATCTTGGAAGCATACCATTTGCGAATATCAATCTGATTGCGAGCTTTCATCGCATCATCTGAATTATCAGCGATATCAATAGCTTCATCGACGAGTAATTCAGCCTTAACAGCTTGCGCGCGATTGTATAAATCTGAATATATAGGGTTCTCCGCCACCGCTTTAAAGAACGCATTCTTATCGAAGCTGTGGGCTTTTAGAGCATTGATTATGGAGTGTCCTTCCATGAGGGTATCGAATATTTTCGGCATGGATTCTTCAATGAATTGAGGGGTGTATTTTTGGAGTCTTCCCATTGTCTAAGGATATCACAGTGTTTAGAAGTTAGTCGAAGTAGGTAAGTCCTTTTACTAACAGAGTTATCCGTCGTTTTTTTCACAATCTTCATAATTCTGTCAACAACCTAAACGAATTTCGAATGGAGTTAGTGCGTATTGGGTGTGGCATATCGAATGCAATAGTAATTTGTGTGAGGTTTATATGAAAACGATTACGAAGTTAGTTATCTGGTTTTTTGAGCCTATGTTTGGCGATGATTTTGACACCTTAGAGTAGGCACAATTCTTTAACAATTAACGGAGAGAATGGAATAGGAGAGATTTTATGTTTAAGAAGCTATTAAAAGAGAACACAAAATTAGATTTATTGATTAAGGATTTAGTAGAAAAGCATTCTGATGGTATTGGGTCAAACGAAGGTAGAATTGAAGCTATTGAGTGTGAGAGCCGTGCTGGTTTCATTGCGAGTTCGCACAATTGTGGTGGTTATGATTATACAACGTTTGATTACGTATCAGCGGGCAATGCTTATTCTTCTAAAGAAGCTACTGCGCGATTAAATGAAACATTAAATAATGCATTTACAGTGGCTATTAAAGAGCTTGGTTTACCTAAAGATTCTACATATCAAGATTTAACCCCAGAACAGCAAGATAAGCTTTCAGAAATTGAGCAGGAGTATCTCAGTGATGAGACTTTCATGCTTCAAATTCGAGTTATGTATGGCGGTGTGGATGCGAAAGGTAAGCATATTGCTTATGTTTCAAGTGTAATCAACTGGGAAGCACCATATCACCGTAGTTCAATTTCTTGGATGCCTAGTATGAAGTGTGAAACGGCTAAAGAAGTTACGGTTACATTTAAGAATCTTCGTGAGGCTAAAACAAAAATCAATGCTGCACTATTAAAAGTGAAGCGTATTTTTTAAGGAGTAGTTATGAAAAACAATTTAAAAACCCAATGGGCTAAATTCGTTAAGTCTGGATTTAACGCATCAAGATTCACTAAAGACTTATATGAAGCAATGTACCCAAGAGGCAGATTCATTGCCCATTTCGATAAGAATGGATTTCACAAAGCACGTTTTTGGACAGTGAATGATTTAGATTTCACTTTCACAATGATGCGTGAAGTGAAGGAACTTAAAGAACTCTTATACAGCATAGATACTGAAGAATTAATAAAAGCAAGATTAAGAGTAGCAAAAATAGAAGTCAGCACCATGCAAGCTCAAATAGGAGTTCTTCAATGGCACATTCAAAAAATTAAAGACAGATATAAACCAGAAATATTTAAGGAGTAGTTTATGAAGAACGTAATTTTATCAATTTTAGGCATCTTTGCAGTGAGCATAATTTTATCAGGATGTGGAAGAGCTACAGCTAGTGCAGGAGCGTGTGCATCAATAACTACAGATATCAGCCATGTTTCATTAATTGGGACGTGGGTATATACGAGTGGTGGGAACACGAACACGTTGGTATTTAGTGCTAACTGTACGGTAACGAGTCAGGGTTCAGGAGGAATGAGTGCTCAGAACTTTGTGGGTACATGGGGACAGCCAGTGCTTGGAGGAATTCCGATTAATGTAACAGCAACTACTGGTGGAGCCTATTATCCTCCTAGTACAGGAAGTAACAATACTGGGTATAACGACAACGTAGCGAATCAATTGCAGATACAGTTTGCGGGACAAGTTCCTGGCAGTGCTGTGGTTTATGTTAAACAGTGAGGTAAGTTGCTTAAAGCAAAACAGGGAGAAAAGAAATGAAATTATTAATATTTGGGTTTTTATTAACATGGCGATTAATGGATGTTGATAGTAGATATTGGTTGATAACCAACGATGGAGAGATAACAGAGATTCAAATTAGCGATACCGAAATAGGCTGAAAAGCGAGCTTAAAACGATTAATACCTAATGGGTCCCCGCTTTTTTTGTTTTTTCGATGAAAACTAATTTTAGTGAAAATGGATTTTTCAGGCACAAAAAATGAAAATTGCAGATTCAAGAATACAAAAATGGAAGAGTAAAAAATGATTAGCATCCTTAAAAATAGGCTAGTTAACGCAGTGAATGAATATTCAGCGGTGTTCAAAGAAGGTATACCGTATGCGGTACTGAGTAGAAAGTATGGGAAGAAGTTAATTCAATTAGGCACAGATTTAGACACAGTGCTTAAAGAATTAGGTGACTTAAAGCAGATAAATATTTACATGAAGCGTAATGGAGCAAAGATTGTAACGCCTAGTGACGAAGCACAAATAAAGATTCCCACTGATTACGGACGAGTGTCATAAAGGACACACTTCTGTTGCGTTTCTTGCAAAATATCAAAAATCCGCCTATGTTTAGGATTAATGGGTGAAGAATTTAAGAATCAGGCCGAGAAGTTACTGCATAAGTTTGGTGGAGCTGGGAGGCTAGCCAGGATATTTAAGCAGCTAGGGATTAAAAAGAACAGGTCATCAATTCATAGGTGGACGTATCCAAAGCCGAAGGGTACTGGTGGGTTTATACCTGCGTCAAATTGGCCACACATACTCCTTGCTGCAAGGTACGATGGGATAATTCTGACTCACGAGGACTTAGACCCGAGACTTAATTTCAATGCCACTTCAATCAAGGCATTTCCGAAAGTAATAAGAGAGAAAAATGTTTGAGTGCACAATTCCACTGAGTGCAGTAGCAAAGGGTAGGGCTCGAGTGTTTAGGACAAAGACTGGTGTCAGGGCATTTACACCGAAGAAGACGGCTAATTTTGAGTTCATGGTGAGATTTTTTCTGTCTCAGAAGGCTGATTATGAGTTACTGGATAATCCGATTGATGTGCCTGTGAGACTAGTGTGTGATTTTCAACTCACTAGACCTAAGAAGCCACGTCATCCGTATCCTGCGGTGAGACCTGATTTGGATAATTACATCAAAGCGATTCTTGATGCGATGAATGGGATTATTTTAAAAGACGATGCTTTAGTTTGTCAGATTGTGGCAAAGAAATCGTACGCAATTAAAACTCCGCAGATTTGGATTAAGCTCGAAGCATTATGAGATTTAAAACTAAATGCGTTATGTGTGATGCGCTGTTTAATACAAATAACAGACAGCAAGTATATTGCGGAGCGAAGTGTAGGTCTTTAGGCACAGGGAAAATCCAAATTAAGAAAAGTCGTAAATTGTCACCACGGACCTTAATTAAAAATCCATTTAAACGCTCAATAACGTACCAAGGAGTGATAGAGATTAAAAACGAGGGGTTGAGTATGGATGAGATTCAGAAATTGATTTTAAGCCGTAAGAAAACGAAATTCTATTATGAACGAAATAAAACTCCCTCCAATTAAATTTGATACTACTTTTATAAAGCCCACTGATGTCGATTTCAAAGAGGTGAGTTCATTCTTCCATTTTTTCCTGCCTCTCAACAGAACGAAAGAGATGTATGAGCGTTTAAAGCAGGATGAGGATTTGATTTTAGCAATTATCAAAAATACGACAATCAGCCTGAATCTTTTAAAAACCCTTGAAGGAATTTATTCCAGTGTCTCGCTTTTAAGGCGTTATGAGGGAGTGAGAAAAGCTCGTGCTGTAGCAAGGCTCATCAACGAGGAATTAAAGAAAGATATTAAAAAGAAGTTTGCGGTCTTTTGTGTTCATGCGGATGTGATGCATGAGATAAGACGAAACGTTCTGCCGATTTATAGAACACAGACTTGCTTTAATAATATCGACCCAGCCGATAGGAGAAAGAAAATTAGAAAGTTTCACGCCTATCAATCGTACAAGGTGTTTATTTCAAATATTATGGCAGCGGGAAATGGGATTGAGCTATCGAATGCGGATGAGGTTTTGTTTGTGGAACTTGATTGGTATTTTTATAGAAACGTTCAAGCGATACTAAGAGTGCATAACATGCGAAGAAAGAAACCAGTGAGAGTGAGATTTATTGCTCTTACGGATTCGAATACGGATTCAAAGATTATTTATATATTTAAACGCTATATCAAGAAAGCTGTGACAGATACCGAAACTGGAGTGCTGACACTAGACCCCAAACACGATAATCAGGCAAAAGCCCAATAAAATAATGAACTGCACTTTTTCAGCCGTAGTGTATTCCATTGGCGTTATTTTGCAGGGTTTTAAAAATTCACAGAAATCAATCGTATCGTCTTTACTTTTTAGAAGCATGGATTTTATTTAAGGCCCTTGGGATGATTTTAGATATATGCTCTGGGTCATTACCTTTAGCGAGTTTGTTTGGTTTTGGTCTCATTACTTCTTTTAGCAGTACGAAATTTTCGCATGGTAGATTCATTTTCTTTCTCAAATCCATTTCTTTCTGAGTGATTATTTTTTTCATGGTGGAATTCTTATCGCGTTCTTTGCAAAGACGAATCATTTCGTCGCGTTCTTTTTTATCAATATCTGCTTGGCTCATGTTCGTAGCTCCTTTGCGTGTTTCATCCATTTTGGAAAGTGTTGAATCTCAATTGGTTTAATTAGTGAATAGTCAGGTGTGATTTTATATGGATAGTAATGGCCTTCGTATTTTCGAGTGAGTAAATCAAACTTTGTAATTGCGACGACGTTACCGCCTTGTCCAGTACGAGTCTTTGGCATTGCGATAAAGGTTGTTCCATCTGGTGCAATAACTTCTTCGGCACTATTTGGTTTTGGTAGTTTATAGCAAGATGAGATTGTGATGACGTGGTTACTTTGTTTGCTGAGTTCGCTGCTACCGTGAAGTTCTTCGATTGGTGGCACTAGTGCTCTTTCTTTGAACGAAGTTTTTCTAAGATGGCTCATGGCAATGATTGGCACTTTGTTTTTATTAATTAAATTTCTTAGCAGTATCATAGTTTTTTTAAGATGATCGTATTCAGATTCACGGTCTTCTGGAAGTAGGTAATGAACGTGGTCGATGATAACAAGGTCAACTTCTTTGCAGTATTCTTCGTAGAGCATATCAAGAGACATTTTATTAAACTCTGCGGTCTCTGGAGTATAAACTTGGAGGCCATTTAATTTTAAATCTAGGCGTTTACATACTTGCATTTCGAGCTGTTCAATTTCTGGGTACTGTTCGTAATTGCAATTAAGCCAGTCTGTAAAATTGAAAGTGATTTCTGGATTAAATAGGCTTCTATTTTCGAAATAGATTTTAGCCATTTCCATGTATTTGATTCGGTCTATGATTTCGTTTTGATAGGCTTCGAGGGCAAAGAAGAAAACTTTCTTTCCTTGCTCAATTGCGTTGAGAGCAATCTGTGTGGCTATTTGAGTTTTACCAGAACCAGTACGAGCTCCGATGGTGATTAACTCTTCGTGATGAATGCCTCCTGTCATATCGTCTAGAAAGTTGATGCCGTATTTAATTCGTTTTACTTTTCTAAGTAGACGTTCGGTATAAGAGGCAATGTAAGCAGCTTCGTTCATGACTGTTTCCAGATATCTAATTCTTCTGTTTTAGGAATAACTTTGTTAGAGGGAAGAGTTTTTCGATGTTGTTCCCAAGCCCTAGTTAACCAAGTTCTAACGAAGCTCGTGTAATTAGATTTTGGTTTTCTATGTGGGTTTGCATCTAACCAACCCAGCATTTTTAAGAACTCAAATTTTAGCCATTCTGTATTTTCGTAGGTTTTTAGCCAAAGTAAAACTGATGAAGTTTTAATTTTGCTTCTAGTAATAAATTCCATAACGACCTGGTCAGAAGAAATTTCTGTTGGTAGCAACGTGACATCAAGTTCGTGTTGGAGTGTCTGTATGTTTGTCTGTTTGTCTGTCTGTAGCGTACGCGGAAGTAACGTGGACGTCACGCAGACGTTACGTGAGAGTTTTTCTATAGCAGATTCAAACACTTGACGCGTTACACCACATTTATCAACGAACCAATCACTATTTATGGACAATTCTCCACATTGTTTCTTTGATGCGTGGCATAAAAGGCAAATCCACACCCATTTTTCTTCCGCTGTTAATCCAAAAACTGATTCAGAAATCCAGATATCGTTTTGCAAACGAAACCAAGTTGGATTGGTTACATCTTTTCGAGTGTTGTATTTTTCCCAATTAAGAATAGTAATCTCCAGTTGCATAATGCCCCCTCAAGCTGAAATAAATTTTATATTTAGAATTGAGAAAAGAAGATAGGTGTGTTATCTAGGTCTCTCAATTCTGAAAAATGAAGTTCTGTTATATACAGCCCCCATTTTGAACGTCAAGTTCAAGTGGGGGTTTTTATTTGACTAACCTCAATAAATTCGGTACTCAAAATCCCTGTATATAAGGAGAACTAAAAATGAAATTATTAAAACCTGCCGAGAATAGAACTGCATTTGCAAAAATTGGAATCATGGGAGAAGCGGGGAGCGGAAAAACATTCACTGCTTCAATGCTAGCACGAGGACTTGCTGCACAATCTAAATCAAAACAAATAGCTTTTTTCGATACAGAAAAAGGTTCTGATTTTGAAGTCTCTCGTATGAAAAAAGAAGGCTTTGAACTTTTAGTTCATAAAGGAAGAGCGTTCTCAGATTTAGTTTCGATTATTAAAGAAGCCCAAGAGGCAAAGATACCATGCCTTATCATCGATTCGATTACTCACGTATGGCGCGAACTTTGTGATAGCTATCAAAAAAAATATAACAAAAAGTTTTTAACGATGTACGATTGGGGAACACTTAAAACACAGTGGAAAGAATACACAGACCTGTTTGTAAATTCACAAATTCATATCATGATGTGTGGCAGACTTGGTTTTACTTATGACCAAGGGGTTAACGAAGACACAGGTAAAAAAGAGTTAATTAAAACTGGAACCAGAATGAAAGTAGAAGGAGAGACTGGATATGAGCCAGACTTACTCCTTGAAATGGAAGCAGTAAATATCAACGATAAAATAGTAAATCGTGCATGGGTTATTAAAGACAGAAGCGATACGATGAATGGAAAATCTATAGACTATCCATCATTTTCCTCGTTTAAAACATTCTTTGCGGCATTAAATATTGGTGGAGAACACCACGGTGTAGATACAGAAAGAACGAGTGAGGGCAGATTTGCTGACCCAGATTGGAGTGCAGCAGAAGTTCAAAAGAAAAAAGAAATATTACTCGATGAATTAAAAGCCTGCTTAATTAAAGCTGATATGGATGGGACAAGTTCTGAGTCGAAGAAGAAGCGAGTTACGCTTTTGGAAAAACACTTCGGAACATCTTCTGGCACCGCAATAGAAAACCTACACCCAAAACAATTAGCACCAATAATAGAAGAAATAAAAAAAGAGTTATTTCCACATAAACCTTTAGAAGGGGCTCCACAATCTTCTTAATAGTCTTCTTCATCGTCTTTGCTCTTTTCTAGATAAGAAACGATATCTTCTTTGTATCTTTCTTTTGGGTCTTTCTTCATCCAGACACTTCGTTCTGGGTCGTGAGAGCTAGCAGCATAAAAAGATTGGCTAGATGGCAATACCTTAAATGTTTCGCCACAACCACACTTACAAGTGCGAGTAACCAGTTCAAATGTTTGCATAAATTTATTATAATGTATAAACAAACTTAATTTGGAGTGTTAAAAATGCCAGTGCACAAAACAAAAGATGGTGGATATCAGTGGGGAAATTCAGGGAAAGTTTACAAAGGAAAAGATGCTAAACAAAAAGCGATGCGACAAGCACGTGCAATTTATGCTAGTGGTTATAAAGGAGAGATGAAGTCTGCTGCGAATTCATTAAAGAAAAAATAATTATCTAACACCTTGATGCTCTATAGAGAAATGATTTCCATCCCCAAAACGCCCACCCCAGCAACACTTATAAACACCCGTCGATAAACTCTCCCAGTACTCCCCCGCTGCTTTGTAATCCTCAGATTTACTAAGCCAATTCCCTTGCATGAACAAGTTGATATCAATCGCGAGCCGACTTTTGTGAAGAGAGTTAGAAATCCCCTGACCACGCTGTTCATAAAGCTTTGCCATTTCAGGAGGACGCCACGCCTCTCCAAATGTGAGTTCATATCCATTTGATTCTAACCATTGAATGAGTTGAGCTACTAGACGAGGAAACAAAATTTGTTTCTCAAGCAGTGTCATTGAATAAATTATACGATTATTATTTTGGAATAGGTACTTTTCTTACACGGCAGACAACATTTTTATCTCGGAATTCTTTATTGGTAACAGGGTCATTTAAATCAAATAGCTCTTTTACTATTGTCCACTCACGGCATTTACCGAGTAATCCTTTTCGAGTGCACTCAGAGTGAGTGTATTTTAAAGCACCTTTACCTGGCTCAATTCTAAAATTTCTAAGCTCAAATGCTGGGGGCTTTGGCCTATCAGTAGAGGCACACGCACTTAATATTAAGAATAGTAGAGTCGCCATAGTTTTCATTTTGTTTGTAGTTCTGCTGCCATCGCTTGTATCAAGATTACCAATTGGTATTCAATACTATCAAGCATAGCATCATCAATTTCTTCTTCTGGTTTATTATATTCTTCGTAATATTGCTTTTCTAATTCTAGTTTTTTATCGATATATTTACGTCGCTCTTTCAACTCAATGAGAGAAATTAGAGAGGCAAATATTTGGAGTATAGGCCCAATTAACATTAGGTTCCTTTAGTAAAGAATCCTTTTATAAAATCTATAATCTTAGCAATTATTTCTAAGAGTTTTGCCCAGTTCATTATTTGCTCAAGTATGAAGAAGCTTTATTAGCACGAGTTAAATAAGTAGAAGCTTTTTTAGTATCTTCTTTTTGCTTATCTTCTTCGGTTTTATCAGGCCCACCAAATACAGCAGCAATTCCTTCTGCCATCTTTTGACCTTCTGGGCCGTATAATGAATCTTCTTTTTTCTTTTTATCTGCTGGCATGATTTATCCCTTTATTTTTTAAGCGCTTCTACAAATTTAGGTACATATCCAACTTGAACCCCAACTAATTCGATTACTTCGTTAAGTTGTAAGTCTTTAATTTCTTCTGGAATTGCACCGATATTTTCATATGCAGCTTGTAGTTTTGCTTGAAACTCTGCATCGCTCATAAGCTTTGCTACTACAGCAGAGATGTCTTCAACTACTTGGAAACCATCTTTTAAACGCACTGCGATTACTAGTGCCAACTCGTTCAAACCAATTAACGCTTCTTTTGTTTCTTTAATGTCCATGACATCCCCCAGAATATTTAAGGCCCACATATATTATGGTACATGTGGGCCCCAATATCAAATTACTCTTGGTCTACTGGTGTTCCAGCTGTAAGAGTGATGAATTGTGCTTCTAAAGCAACTAAATCAATCATCAATTCGCCAACAATTAGCGTTTCGCCTTCGCCAATTTTAGCGTCAGCTTTTACTTGAATAGTTGTTTGGCCTACAATGCCTTTAGCTTTTACTAAAGCGCTCATTGCACCTTCAGCAACTTCAATGTCCACTAATTCTGGGTTTGTTGCAGACCATACTGGAAGACCGTCTACTAGAGCTGCATTTCCCAATGCGTCTGTAATAGCGATTGTGACTGGTACGTTTTGGTTAACTTTCATAATCATATTTTTTACCCTTATTTTTTGTCCATCTACGATTTTATAAAACTCAATACGAGAAGCTTTACCGATGGACTTTAGGAAAGCCTCAATGCTATTGAGAGATTTGGTACAACTTTTTAAAAGCTTAATTATTTTAATTAAAGAATCACAAATAAAACATAAGAATATTATTAAGATTGAAACAAGAAAGAAATTTTGCATGATTTTATTTTCCTATTTTGGTTACTTCTATCTCAAGTCTTGCGAGTTGTGACTTGAGTAGTTCATCGTTCATTCGAAGTGTGGTTAGCGCATCAGATATTCCCTCGAACTTCTGAGTACAATATTGTCGCCAAGATTCATCTGGCTTGTAACATTGTTGCTCTGATTCTTCTTCTCGTTTTCGATGAACGATATATGGTAGCAGTTCTTTTACAGCCCATGCAATACCCACAGCGGCACCACCTGTTGCTAGTTGCGATAACTCAATCTCCATTATGCTACTTTCTTTATTGAAAAGTTTGTATCTTTGGTCGTAGTACTTGAAGTGCTTCTATTGCTTCCAGAGGTGCTCTTCACAAATACTTCCACATAATCTCCAGCATTAAGTTTTAACATCCCCTGCATTACTAATCCGTCACCACCACCCACGACGTTTTTGTTGGTGCGCAAAACTTCTACTCCATTTTTATAGAAAGCAGTTTCCGTTTCGTTTGCTGAGAAACCACCATCCAATCTCACTTGTGTAAATAATTCATAGATGCCAGACATTGGCGCTGTGTATCTATCGTTAGCTGTACTAAATGCTCCATGAGTATCAAAATCAGTGTTAGTGAAATTGATTTTTGTAAACACAGTATCTACTAAAATTGTTTGAACTGAATCAGCGTAAGCATAACAGGCTACTGTTTCTCCAGCGACTGGAAGAGCAGGCCCTGTAATTCTATTGATAGATACGTAAGTGTAATCATCACCAGATACACAAAGATTTAAGTTTCCACCAGAGGATTGGTATCCATAAAGTTCTAAGTAATCACCTGCATTTAAATAGAGGGTTGTATTCCCAAATACTCTTGATGTGAAACTTGCGGAAACTGTAGCATGCGCTCCAAGTTCACAAAACAAAGAACCATTTTTATAAAGCTGCGTTGCTCTTTGACCAGTACCATTTGCAGCGTATTCTGTAGATACCGCTATAGCGTAATACCCAGCCAGTGGCGCTGTATATCTATCCGTAGATAAATTAAATGCCCCATGAGTATCATAATCAACAGTTTCATAATCAATTAAAGTATCTGTATTGGTTGGTATTGATTGAGATGTGGTCTTAGTAAATCGTGCAGCACAGACTCTTGTGTCAGCATCTTGGCTCATTAAAACATTTGAACCCCAACCAACAATTGGAACATGGAATGAAAAACTAACTACGTTTGAATTTCCGCAGATAGTAGAGCCAGCTACTGGATTATTTATTCCTGCTGTTGTGCTACTTTGCACACCAAAATGAACTACAGATGTTGTTCCGTAAAGTATTTCCCATCCAAAAACAGAACCACTGTTTTGGTCTACACCCGCAGAACCTAAAACTTGTTTGGAAGTACTTATTTTACTCGTGTCTACTGTAACGTTTCCATTAGCACCAGCATATCCTAATGAAATAGTTGCATCTGTTCCATCTACAGTTCCTGCGGTAAATCTTCCATGAACTTCTAGAGTATCACCAACTCTTCTCGAATATACAGCTACACTAGTAGGTGTACCAAACCCAGTAATCGTTGGTGTATAAGCTTTCCAATCATCCATTGCTGCGGCCATTAATAAAACTTGAGGACCAACAACAACGTTATCAAAATCAAATGTCCATGCACTGGCAGTTGTTCCAGCAATATGTAGAATTAATCTATAAGAAGTTGAGTTAGAAGCAGCTTGGAATCTACCCGTAAACTTATGGTTGTTTCCAGTTCCACCTACTACTTTGAAAGGTGTTGGTTGGATTAATTGAGAGTTTGTAACGTCATAAATATAAACGTTCAAATCTCCAAGTGTTGTATCACTGCCAGCTACAAAGTTGGCACTAACTGCGTATTCAAAAGAAATATTTAAAGACTGAGCTTTATCTGCGCTTGCTATTGTGAAGTCGTACGATACGCCCTCACCCTGTCTATTAGATGCATCTTTTGTAAGACGAAACATTCCAAGTCCACGAAGCGGAGAACTTGTTACGCGAGTTACTGTAACCGTAGGTGAACCACCAGTTCCATTGACTGGAGTTGTAGCAGCAGCATCTGCATAAGTTGCCCAACCCGTAGTCGCAGACTCAGCATCTGGATTAGTGATGTAGTTGATACCACCTGCACCACCACCACTTACTAAACTTTCGTTGCCAAGAGAATCAAGAGCATAAAGTTTACCGTCTGATTTTACATAGAGTCTTCGAGAACCAGATGGAGGATTCGAACCTGGTGTAGCGTTCTCAGTCCAGTCTGTATACGTAGTAAACTTAGGTGCGGGTAAAGTTTTATTAGTTAAAGTCTCAGTACCTGTATATGTAGCTAAAGTTAATTCGATTGGAGTTTTATATTCTAATCCATCAGAACTTGCAGAGTCCGCTGTTAATATTTCTCCGTCTGCGCCAACTGGTTTTCTAACGTTGTTTGTTCCATCATGAACAATCAAATCACCTTTGGTAGTAGATGGAGCAGCTCCGTCAAAGTTGAATTGTGATTGGTCTACGAAATCAAATGCATCTCCTGTAGCGTTGATTCGTAAAACTTGCAACGGGTTAAAGATTGCAGGAATTCGTGGGTCGAAAGTATCTGTATAACCATCGGTTAAACCAACAAATCTGTCAGCTCTATCACCCAAACGCTGAGCAATCATCGTTAATTTATCTAATCTTTTTTCTAATTCTTCTGCTGGAAGAGGGTCGTTCTCAACCAAGTCTAAGTCTTGTGTTTTTGCAGGGTCACGATAAATGATTAAGCTTTCACCTGCGGCTGGTGCCACAAGCATGGTTACTGTTCCACCAGAAGGATTGCCTTCACCACTTACTGTGTAGTTAGTACTTAGAACTTTTGTTGTCTCAACACCAGTAGATTCAATTCTCAAAATTACTACTAAGTCTTCGTCTTGTAAGAAGTAATAAGGGAAAGAGAATGCTGTAGTTACACCATTACCTGCATAGGATATACGATTGTTTGTTGAGTTTAATGACATTGTTTCCCCTAACCGTTAATGCAGTATAAGAAATTATACCGCGATTATTTAAATTCAAATACCCCTATTTTTTTTCCTTCAATGCCTTATTAATTTCGCCCATGATATCATTCCCAGCTTGCGACATCTTAATCATTGAGTAATAAAGAGAGTCTAAAATTTGACGCTTCTGCGTCTTGTCTAAATCTAAAACTTCATACTTTCTAATTGTAGTTCCGACGTTGTTTAAAGATTGAGCTAGTCCATCTAATTTATAAATCTGAGTTGAATACCTATCGTAAACCTCATTCATTTTATCTACCTGGCCAGTAGATGCATAGAACTTCATGGTGTCATATACGCGTTTGTTCTCGCGATACTGTTCTTGGAAATCGGTAATACTCTGAGCTCTTGCACTTGGATGCCTGATTAAAAATGCTTTTACAAACGGATAGTCGTTTAAAGATTTCTCTGGTCTTAAATCTTTTACAGCTCCACTTTGATACACCGCCTCATCCACTGCTTGAAGTATGTATCCACCAGCACTACCAGTCCATGACTTGATGTAGTTATCAATCACAGCAGGACTTGAGAATTTCAAATCACCCACACCAGCATCTTTAATTCCTGGGATGTAGCTAATAGCTTTGCCAAGCATTTTAGAAATCACGCTTGTGTATGGAGTTACTTGCTCTTCTGGTAAAAGCTTCTCGGCATACGATGGAACTATTGGCCCGCCAGTAAATAAACTCTTATTCGCAAACTGTTCAATAACAGGAGTAGCTAAGTCAGGAATATAGTTCGGAGTTAACTTTCCAATCAATGCATCAAATACTTTTCCAAAGTGAGTAGGATTATTGTTGTACATATTATCCAGCATCATTACTGGCAACGCCCCGTATACTTGTCCCAATCCCTCAGCATATGGGATTCTAATTTTTACTGGTTGTTTAATTTGATAGACGCCATCTTTTTCTCTCACTAAAGATTTATCTACATACTTTAAATCCCTTAATGGGTCTTTAACATCAGACCACCAATCAAATCCCACAATCATGTAGTTTGCTTTTTGCCATGCTGGAATTTCTTTGTAATCAGGGTCATCTTTATTTGTGAGCCAAGCGATAATAGATGGAATCGTAATGTACGTTAAAGCTCTAATTGAAGTTCCAGTTGGGTCTGTTTTAAATGATGTGTAAAGTTTATCAGCGCCCTGAATACCCGCATTTAAATAAGCAATGTACCCATTAACTGCTTCAGTCTTAAGACCAACTCTTTGGAAGTCTAATGATATATCTCGAGAAGCCATCCCAGCTTGCCTTAAAGACTCACCAGATTTTGTAGCTCTTTTAAATTCAGCAAAACGTGTAGCGTTCTCAGCTAGACTTCCCATCCAACCAAGCGCTTCGAGTGGCGATTTAACTACGTTCCATGCTGTGTCTTTATAAGAAGACTCGCCAGATTGTTTTAAAAGTTTTCGATATAGATAATCGTTATTAAGTTCAATGAAAGAACTGTTGGCACCACCTGATAGTAACCACTTTTGATACTCTGGTGACTTACCAATGATTCCTTCCATCGCAGATAAGATATCTCTGAATGGAACAGTACCGTACTTAGAAGTAACACCACTCATCGCTTGGTCACGAATGATATTGTTTACTTGGTACTCAACGGTATTAGAAATACCAACCTTCTTTAATGCAGTAATTCCTCGCATTGCTTTTAAAAATAAATTCTGAGAACGAGGCATGTTATCCAAAGCTTTTACAGCAGCAGCAATCTCAGGGTCTGTCTTATAAATCTCTCGCTTACCGTCTTTATAAACAGCAAACTCATTATCATTTAATTTAAAGTTCTGTTCTTTTCTAAATATCTCAAAGCCCTTTGCTGCCTCTTCTATATTCTGAGACTTAAGAGCCTTCTCCATTTCTTTATCGGTAACTTGAATAGCTTTTGTTTTTTCTGGAACTTTCTCAAATACAGAATCAATTCCCTCTTGTCCCTCGATAAGAGTTCTGATGCCACGGTTTTTCTCCGCAAGCTGCATCATCGTTTCTGTATTCTCTAGGATAGAAGTAAAAGGATTTTGGATTTGCTTCTCACTACCCTTGATAGCCTTAAGAGAACCTGCGCCCTTACCTTGCTTCTTACCTGCTTCTAAATCAGAAGCTTCTAGAATTCTACGGAATGGAATGTAATTTTTATTTGCTTCTTTAAATGCTTTTAATTTTGTATCAGAAAGAACGCCACTCTGATTTAAATAATCAAGAGCTCTGTTTTGAAAGTCTACTAGCTCTGTAGCTACAGTATCGTACTTACCTTTGTATTCTTCGATAACTTTATTAGCTGCTTCTAAATCAAACCCACTCTTGATACCACGCTTATCTAACTCTATAGCCCGCTTAGAAATTAAATAGGCACCCAACTCTTCTGTATTGTTTCTAACAGGTCTTAATATTTCTTCTAAACTCTTACCTGTTTTTTCCCCAGTAAAAAAATCTGTGGTTCCAAATTCAAAGAAGTGTCTTGCCTTTGCTTTATAATCTACAGCTTGTCGAAACTCTGTGTATGCCTGTTCATCGATAAGTTTTATAGGGTCATACTTATCAATCCAATCTTGTCTTGCTGTATTAAAATCAAATACTTTCTTAGCTTCTGGAGGTAGCTTCTCTCCAACCTGTGAAAGAATCTTTTGAGTTGGCTCAGAATAAGTTGGCGCTTTAGGTTCTGGAAGAGGCGGTGGTTTAACCTCAGCTTCTTTAGGCGCGTACTTAGCAATGCCCTCTGGTACATCTTTATTAATAGAGAACAAATCACCCTTAATACTTGGGTCTTCTTCCATCTCCCTCAATACCTCATGAGGTCTCATGTTTGATTTGGAATATGAGTTTCTAAACTTTGAGGCTCCAGATACAGCGCCATGAAATCCTAGTGCCATGATAGCACCATCAATAAACTCATCTGAATTTGGTAGATGCCCTTCTAATGCAGCCCCAGCAGTGGTCATAGTCGCAGCTTCCGTAGCTAATGCAGCACTAGTTTTTCCAAGTGGACTAGCTATTGGAGCCAATGTTTTTACAGCCTTACCAGCTCCGCCAGTTACCACACCTATAGTAAAATCTTTACCTGTTTCAATGACTGTAGATGAAAGCCTATCCCAAAAGTCAGCAGCGTTTTGAATATCACCACGTTCATAGTGGTCCATCATTATTTTACGAAGAGCAGTGGGAAATGCGAAAGCTGTACCAGCACCGCCTACAAAAGTTCCAACAGGCCCACCGACTGCTGTGCCAGCTGTTGCTCCACCTAAAGCACCTGCTGCCATCACTGGCCAGTCAGCTGCCATCTCAGTAATACCTTTAGTGATTCTTAAATATCTTGGAGCATCTTGTGGTAGCACAACATTTGGTGCCTTTTGTCTTGCTGCTAACCCAACAACAGATTCCTGTAGTCCAGCAACAAAAGCATCATAAATACTTGTAGCCATCTGTGGATTTTCTTGCTGAATCTTTTTGAAATTATTAACCGCATATTCTTTTACTGCTGTCATGTCTGGAGTTCTGACACCAAAGTATTCATCAATCTCTGGCTTAGTAAAACCACTAGCTTCCATCTCAGCCTGTTGTCTTAATTGCTCATTGGTAATTTCAGTATCTGTAAATCCGCTAGTACGTAATTCATTAACTTGGTTTAACCACTCCGAACCTGGAGCCTTTATCTGTGGTCTTTCTAATTTCGGAGTTGGTGCTTGTGCTGTAGATGTAGGGTCAACTGTTTGAGTTTGAGTTACAGTAGGTGCTTGAGCGCGAATCTCTTCTTCTGTAAACCCTGCGCGTCGCAATTCTTCAGCTTGTTCTCTAGGTGTTGGCATTATTTACCTTTAGTTCTATCGCGCCACTGTTGGATGGTCTCGCCTGGTAATCTTAATTTATCTGGATTAATTGGTGTTGCTGGCGTTGGAGTGTTTGCAGTAGCATTTGTAAAATCTCTGTCGCGATTCATCTTGAGTCTATCAACGGATTTCTTACTTGCTTCAATTGGATTTACATAGAAATCTTTTACGTATTTACCAAGCCAATCAGGACTGCTTGGGTCTGTAAGTTGTTCAACAGTCTTCCCAGCCTTACGACCTTCTTCCCATTTCTTCCAGTAAAGAGTTACAAATCTTTGGTAGTTAACAAGACCATCAGGGTCAGCAAGACCAGTAAGTGGGTCTTTCTTTACGAGCATGCTTTCCGCTTGTTTAAGTACAGAGTTCTTTGCCTGGTCTTCAATCTTTCCTTGTTCTGTTCTTTTACCTTGAACTTCTTTTCGTAAATCATTTAGGTCGTTATAAGATAGAAGGCCATTCACTGCGTAGCTTACCAACTCTTTTTCGTTTACTAGTTTTGCTGGGTCGCCATCTGGTAGGTTCGCTCTACGTAAAAGCTCATTAAATACTGACGGGTCAGATTCTTTACTCTCTTTTTTAATCAGATTTATATAATGTTCTTTTTGTCTAGCATCTAAATTTGATGCAAGAATTTCTTTCGAACTTAATTGTTTATTAACTACCTTCTCAATAAACTGGTTCTCAGTTTCCATTTGAGCTCGTTTTAATTCTTCTTCTCTAAGTTTTATTTGTCTCTCTGCTTCTGCTTGTCTTCCTCTTATCGCAGTCTCAACTTCTCCATACATTTGTTTTTTCTGGTCTTCTGAAAAATAGGTATCGTATCTGCCTTGGTCTAATTGTTGTTTAGCATATTCTGGATTTAAGTTTGCCCAACCACGAACAGAAGCTTCTGCAATCTGTTGATTACCTTTTGTTTTTAATTGCAATGCTACTTCTCTGGTCATCCCACCAGTTCTTACTAAGTCTTCTAAGTTCGTATCATGCATGTCACGAACAGTTTCAAAAGACGATGGGTCTGCCATTAATGAGTTAGAAAAATTATTTACTGAGCCTGTATAATCTTCTCGAGCTTTAATGCCTGCGAGCTGCGCCTGTCCAGTATATGCAGACTGCATAAAATGAGAGCGCATTGTAGCATTGGTTCTAACGAAATAGTTTTTACCGTCTTCAGTAGAAACGCCTTCACCAATCTTAGACATGTAGTCGTCATAACCCTTAAGAAATTTAGTAGATAATTCCTTGTCCGCAGGGTCAGCGGTCTTCATTGTCTCTGCCCAGTTAATAGCAAAGTCTGCTTGGGCTTTAGCCATCTTCGCAGTTAAATCTGATACTTCAGACCTGGATTGTTGCTCACCTATAATGTCTGCTGTCTTTTCAACACTCTTACTAAAACCTTGAACGGCATTAGCTATGCCTCCACCAAAATCTTCTGCCTTGGCATTTTGAACTTGTACAGGCCCAGAGCTTCTTACTTGTGATTGAATTGGTGTTATTCTTGGCATATTAAGTTCTCTTTAATCCTAATTTTCCAGACGATATTCCGCTGTAAGCTTTTGGAGCTGCCTCTAATAAACTACCAGCAGCACTGAATGCAGCAGAAGTTTGTGCGGCTTCACCTTTTGCTTTAGATAATGCAGCATCTGCTTCAAATCCTTTTGCTCGAACTTCACCACCGTGTTTAATTTTTAGTGCATCTAGTTCTGCGTTAGCGGCACTTTCTTCTAAAACATCCTGTGCATTTCCCTCTGATGTTATTCCACCAGCAGCATAACCAGAACGAATTCCACCTATTTCTTTTCTTGCTGAAACCCTAAATACTCTCTCATCTTCTGCTGCTTGTTGCCTTGATAGCTGAGCATTGTTCATTGCTATTTGCGCATTAAATTCTCCAGCGTTTCTTGCTGCGTTTCCTTCAGCCACTGCCCCTGCCGCTTTTCCAATGGCACTTACACCAGCGACGATTCCACCTATTATACTTACGGGCTCACAGAGTATTGCCTCTGGATGAATATTAAATAATTCAATAAACGAAATTAATGTTTCTATCATGGTTCCACCAATGCGTATAAAGAACTGTCTTCTCCAAACAGTCCGTATTTTCTTAAAGTCTCAGCCTCTAACTGAAAACCAAAAGCCTTTACCCAACGATGTCCATTCTTAAAAGCTTTATTAACAGTCGCTTCTACTCTTCTAAATCTTCTGGTTTTCAAAAACTTTTTAACCACTTTATAAATACCTAAAAAATCTTTCTTACAGTTAGGATGAAAAAACATCCAGGCTTCTACGCGTCCTGGCCAATATTCAATAACTCCAGCACACGCGATTACTTCTTGTTCGGAATTTAAAAACGTATAGCATTCAGTTTTCTTTAACTGTTCCAGTTTATCATCAGTTAAATAATCTGACACGCCATGCAGCGCACCTTTTTCTTGAAGGTACTTCATGTCACTAATCTCCATTGGCACTGCAATTACTGGCATCTCTATCCTCTATCCTGTGTAATCATTTGAGGCATGATAGCTAAAATCATTCCTGGCAATGGCTGGTCTTGTCTCCAACAAATTTGATTCTCGTAATCATAATCAGCCGCCAAATGTATATTCTCTAAAATCCCTGTGAATAAAGCTGGGGCCCTGGTCATTGGGTCACTAGATGTTCTAAATGTTTGCTCATCGAGCTCTTCAAAGTTTAAACCAATCTTCATCCCTAAAGTTCTATGCAGCATGAAAGCAACAATATGAGTTCTGCGCTTCTTACCGATTGCCGTACCATCAGCGCTACCTGCATCAATCCTAAGTATTTGAGCATCGCTCATATATCCAAAACCAATATGCACAGTTGTAGACCTGTTAGATAAAGTAACTTTTCCTTTGGTTACTACTTCATTGGGAAGTGCCGCTCCATCTGCGCATATAGAAACTGTCTCGCCTTCCAAATGGTTTAGACCAGTAATAGTAGTTACATATTTTCTAACTTCTCCACCCGAAACATAAGTTGAGTAAGAAGTTCCGTTGATACCAGATAACTGGAAAGTATTTGCAGTAACGCCAGCAACAGTAAATGTTTCAGTGTTTAATTCTGACATCCCTTTTACGCCAGTAATTAAAACTACATCACCGTTACTAAAGCCGTGGCTATTAGAGGTGATGACAACAGGATTAGCTTGAGTAGCACCAGTAATAGTTTTTGGGTCGTCATAAGTTAATCCGCTATCAACAAAGAAAGCTTCACGTTGTTCATCAAGGTCTTCAAATAATTTAGAAAGATATTCTACATATCGAACTGTGCGACCGTTGATTCTTCTTCTGACAATAAGCCAAGTGTCATAACGTTCTGTACCTGGAGATGGAATAACACCAACACTCTCAACGACAGCATCACTATTTGCCGCGTCACTATATCCTCCAATCACATGTCTTGCCCAGCCGACATTGATATTATCAACATCTCTTTCGTAGAGCATTGATGTAAGAACACCGTCGTTTCTAACACCCCAAACAATTGATTGCGGTTCTCTTTGGTAAGCAAGTTGAGTGATACCATTACCCGTAACATGCTCTGCGAGTACTGTAATATCAGACGCTCTAAATCCATCCGCATCGTAGAAGTAAGTCATCTCGCGAAGTTTACGACCCGCTCTTTGAATAAAGAGGGTAGCCTTACCAACCTGTACAGGTTGAATATCTGCACTTCCATAAGAGGTAGATTTCTTAGCGTTGATATTTGTGGGCGTTAAAGCCTCACCAAAAGACGATGGTCTTACAAGCCATTCGTTACCAACGGTTCCTGTGATTAAACCTTTTTCATCTGCCGCTAACCAGCGAACCACGTTGACATCATTAGAGTTAAAAGAAAAAGCAAGAGCGTTACTAGGGCCAACTGAACCGTCTGTTTCTGTGGGCGCAAAGTTTTCATAGTCACTCGTCCTACTTCCATCTAGTCTTTGTGGACTTGCAGGACTTCCACCAAACATTAATCTGTCTTCATGGAAAACTACGCATGATGGATAGCCTGTAGTCCCAGACCAAAATCCCATTCGCCATGTGGTTTTTGCAGAGTTATTAGTAAGTGTTGATATGACGTCAGCAGTTACTACAGTAGTACTAGTCCACCCAACAATTTTTACGTATCCCCAAACCGAACCTTCTTTTATTCTTATAAGCCTTCCAACGTCTGTTGATTGAAACCCAGTATCATTATTTATTCCAACAATAGAAGAAGCAGTTAAGGTAATACCTGCTCCACTAAATGCACTGGGAGTAAGCGTAGTACCAGTAGTGTTGGTAGTAAGATATGGGCCATCAAGAAAATTAATTACATCTAATGTCCATGCGGTATGCGCAGTACGAGTTAACTTTCTTGGAGCATAAGTGGGATGAACTAAATAAATCACATCCGCACTTTGAGTAAATTTAATCTGAAATAAATCTGCTTCTACATATGGTGAAGCTATTTCGTAAATTTCTGAAATGCTCCCACCAGAAGTATAGGCATCGTAGGCTGTACCGTTTACGTTAGTTCCAGTTGTGTCTTTTAATTCAAAAGTATTTGCACCAGTATTTACGTTAGCGACAATGAACTCTCTGTTATTAAGTTGTGTCATTCCAGACACACCAGTGATGATTACTCTGTCGCCGTTCGCGTACGTATCAGACCCTGCGTACGTCACAACTACAGGGTTCGCCTGTGTGGCTGCTGTTAAATTTTGAGATGCTAATGTAATAAGAGCGTTGTCTTTATAGAACCTGATATATTGATGGCCGAACTCAAGCATATAGGCTTGGGTCGTAGAAAACTCAAACTGAATTAGTCGAGATTTTTTTGTGCTGTCCTTTGTCTCAGATACAAAAACAGTTCCTGGTCGTCTAATTAAACCGCCCTGAATTGTGGGCAAATAATTCTTACAAGTAGCTAAAGCATTCTTATATCTATCAGCATCGGTTCGTCCCTTAAAAAGCGGGGACATTTCTCCAGCGCTAAAATTATTTTGTATAGGAGAAACTTTTGGCATTAATCCCTCACCGTTATCCACTCATCGTCAGGTGGTTGAGAAGATGGATTTTCAAATGCATTAAGTTTTCTAGCTTCTCGAATTATTCTTTTATATTCTTCTTCTAAAGCTGCCTTCTTTGTATTGCTTTGAGTAATCTCTTCACATAATTCTAATGCAAGTCTTGTAGATAGTGCCTCTTGAAATAAGGCATCCATTTCATTTGGGTCTGTAATTCTAGAAACGTATCTGATGTATAGCGGGTCAGTATCGTCAGTCATAATTTTCTGACCTTCAATCTGCCAATCTAAATTGTTTAAATTATCTTCTGGATATGGAGGAAGAAGTCTTATGAAGTCAGAAGGAATTTGAAACGACCTAGCTCTTCCCCAACTTGGAGCGGCAGAATCAGCTGCAAGTGTAGCTCTCTTAATAGAAAAATTCCATGGATGCGCTCTTAGCTCTGCGTCTCTAACTGGTACGTAAGCAACGTTACAAGCTCTTGCATTTGCTGCGTCTTGAGTAAGACTCGTAATACGCTTAGCCCCTAATTTTTGTAACGCTCTATTGCAAATCCCTGTTTCTGAAGCCATAAAATTCCCCCTTAATCTGCCTGATAAAATGGAGTTACGATATCTGGGTCTCCATTATATTCCTCAACAATTTTATTGTTGTGGCCGTTCACACAAACTAAAAACTCTCTATATAATTCTATAAAAACTTCCCTATCGGGTTCATTAATTATTAACCCAAGTATTGTACTACATGTAAGACATCGAACCTGTTTCATAATTACCTTGGGGTTGTGAATACCTGCCTATAAAAAGAATAATCAATTAAAAAAGTTCTTGCAGTTGTTCCAGCTATTTTTGAAATAATATGGAACGGCCCGCAAACCCTAGCAACTGTTGTAGGTATATTAGTTGTATTGGTAGCTACGTTAGTTCCATTAATATAAAAAGCTACGCTATTTCCCGCAGCATTCATCACCCATCCTAATTTTAACCAAGCACCAGCAGCAACAGCAGTACCTGAATCTGTCGTAGTTCTAGTGCTATTGTTTGATGTCTTGCATCTCCAGTTTGCACTAACACCTCTATCATATTCAAAATAAACTCCATCTACTTGGTCGTTACCAGCTACGTCATCTCCAAATCCAATTCTAATTCTATAATCTTCTGCTACGGAAGCTAATGTTGGTATGTAAATTAAAGATTCATAAGTAGCAATACCACCACCAAAAAATGCTAGAGTTACACCTAAAGAATGAGCCGCACGACCAGTTGCAGTTGTTCCAGTACTATGCTGAATAATTCCAGCATTATTAGAAGTCTGGTTAGTGGTAACTAAAGTTGAAGCTGCACCAGTTCCACTTACTGTATTTGTCCAAGCATTAGAACCAGCGATACCAGTAGCTACCCAGTCTTCTCTTATCTCAATTGCTTGTGACATTGAATATGGGCCAGCACCTTGTTGGGCTTGAGCAATCAAAACCCCTTGATTTAATGCGAGTGTACCTAAACCACTTGTTTCTCTAAATTGAACCTTAACTGTATATGTTCCTGCAGCTAATGATGTAGACAAAAACTCTAAAGCAAACCCTTCAGTAGCTGTGGTATTTATTAAATTAATAATATGTGATGCACCATTTTGTGCATCAATAACTATTCTAAATTCTCCAACCGCTGTAGTAGCGGTACACTGAGCTACACCACTAAACGATGCTAATATCTTACATGCAATTGAGGATGTGAGTGTAAAAGACAATCCAGAAATATCTGAGAATGTTGCACTAGTAGTAGTTTGTTGAGTTGTTTGAGTAATAGAATCACTAACTAATTCACCAGTAGCACTTGCTGGGCCTGTTGGGCCAGTTGCTCCAGTAGCACCAGTTGCTCCAGTAGGCCCTTGAAGACCTGAAGATTGGAATCCTCCAACGTAACGAGAACGAATAACTCTATTTGTTCCTGTAATAGAAGTACCAACAAAAACTCTAAAATCTTTACACCAAGTTAAACCATAAAATTGATTCGCTGATGGGCTAGTTCGAGATGTCCATGTGGTTCCATTTGGTGAACTTGCGATTTGTCCACCACTTGCTAAAGCCACGAAAACTCCAAGCTCTTCTGAGTAAGCTATTGTTCTCCAAGATGCTGCAGCTATTGAACCAGATGTTGTCCAGGTAATACCATCTGGACTTGTCATGGTACGTGATGCACCAGTAAGTGCTACTGCACAAAAAATTCCTAAATCTTTTGACCAAACAATTTCATGCCAATCGTTCGCTGCTGGCGAAGTTCTGTTTGTCCATGTAGCTCCATCAGGTGAAGTCATGATAGAACCACCCAATGCTACTGCTGCAAATAAATTTAAATCATCAGACCATGCAAGCGCATACCACTGTGCTGTAGCTGATGCACTTTGTGGAGTCCAGTTAATACCATCTGGAGTCGTCATCACACGGTTAGTACCGTTTAAAGAAGTGGCACAAAATAATCCAATTGCGGGTGCCCATTCAAGTGAATACCATTGATTGGCTTGTGGAGTTGTAGATGCAGTCCATGTAATTCCGTCAGTAGAATACATGTTATTTGTTGATGTCGTTCCATCAAATGCTACAGCTACAAATAGTTTTAATTCTGGTGAATAAGCTACTGCTGTCCATGTCACGTTATTGGCAGCAGATGTTTCTGTCCATGTGACCCCACCATCATCAGAGTACATGACTCTGTTTGTACCAGAAGATGCAATTGCAACCAGTCTTCTTAAATCTGGGGCGTAACAAATATCAAACCATTGGTTTGCTGAAGGATGAGTTTGCTCAGTCCATGTAGATACTGCACGAACAGCTTCGGCCGAAGTATTTTCAGGAAAATATGCAGACCAGTTTCCATCAGCTTTTACTACTTTATTTTTCGTAGCATCAAGTGCAGCAGGGGCAGGTACCAATCCCTTTGTTCCACCAGAACCAGAATCCCCAACGAAATTATTTAGAATCGCTGTGGCTTGTGTTGCAGTTAAATCTTCTGGGTCACCAGTTCCAGCGGTGGTTCTACCTTTAAAAGTTTGGGTCGCCATCTGCGCAAGCTTGGCGTTCGTAATAGCATTATTAAGAACTTTTAAAGTAGTGACCGCATCATTTGCAATTGTGGTCGCAGTAGCTCCAGGCCCAGAACCAGTCACATCACCAGTGAGGGAAGTAACGTAGTTTCCTGCAGGTTGTTTATTATTGAAGGTTACGAAATCAGTTGCTGCCAAGTATCCATCAACCGTAGTTGTGGCTTTGGGAATTGATATATCAGGTGTCGTTCCACCTGTACTTGAAATAGGGGCAGTGCCAGTGACATTGGTGACTGTACCACCTCCGCCTCCGCCTCCCCCGCCTCCAGCTTCGTAATCCATGCGGGGTCTCCCTTATTTATTCGTAGAAGATAATATTGAGCTTTGCTGAGCCTGTAACTTCTATGAATTTAATTGCAGAAAAATCGCCAGTATAAAATAGAGTATCGTTTGCGATTATGACCATTCCAACACTAGTGGTTGGGTTTACACCATCATCTCGCCATCTAACGTTTTGTGATTCAGCTTGAATCATTACAAGTCTTGCTCTAGATGGAACGCTTGCGAATCCAGTTGCAGCTGCTAGTGAAGTAATTTGTTGGTAGCCTAATGGCTTACTATACCCAGGTATTGTAGGTACTCCCCCGACTGATGCCATATCTCCCCCTTATTGGATAATGTTTTTAAGTTTAGAAAGCTTTTCTTCGTACTCTTTTTTAAGAGCTTCTAGCTGAACTGTAAGTTCATTATTCTCTTTTAATTTAATATCTAAAAGAGTTTGCTTACTTTCTAATTGCTTAGAAATTTCTTCTGACTTTGTGTCAAATAAAGTAACCTTTTCTAATAAAGATTTCTCTTTATCGTCTAAGGCTTTTTCTTTATTCATTAGCTTTTCTTGTAATTGCTTTGCTACTTTTTCAGCCTCTTCTGCACTCTTTAAGGCTTCATTAGTTTTTAATTCTTTAACAGCAAGGCCTGTCTCTAAGTCAGTAAGAGCCAATTGCTTTTGTTTTAATTCTTCCGATTTAACTTCGTACTCAGCTAAATAAGCTTTTAACTCATCTAGTGTTTTCTTAAGCTCTTCTGGTTTTGAAATTAAATCTAATAAATATTTTAATTGGTCAATACACTCAGAAGAAACATCTGCATACTTAGACGAAGATTGTCTCATAGATTCCTTCTTTCAAATTGAAATAGCCTAATAAATTAATACTAAGCTGGGGGCCAATTGCCTTTTAAGATGTGGTTTTCAAGCATCTCTAAGGCTAGTAGAACTTCGTTTTTTTCAATCGAACGCGTACCAGAAGCAGTGGTTACTGCTGTGTTAGCTAGCTCGACTGTAAGTTCTACTGTGTCAGAGTTAACTGCTGCGCCTGCTTCTTCAACAATCTGGAATTCAGTTTCTCCGACTGAAATTTTATATCGTCGTGTTGCCATTGTAATCTCCTAATAAATAAAGATAGGAGTGAGGGGTATTAACTCCCCCACTCCCAATCTAAATTAGATAGCGTATTTACCTTTTAACGTAAAGGTACCAGCGGCATCTGCTGCTGCTGTCAGCGTGAGCACAACATCATAAAAGAGGTTGGGGTCAGCTGTAAGACC